TCGTTTTTAACAACATCTAATGGTTCGCCTCCTGTTACTAAATCTGTTGGTACTTTTTTATTATAAATTGCTGTATCCGTTGTTGCTTGCGTAAGAGCGGTTTGTGCATTCTCTATGATAGTTTGATTCTCTTCTCCTACATTATTTATTGCTGTATTTAGATTTTGTAAATCTATATCATATGTGTCCTTCGCTACAACACCTCCGCTTTGGTCTAATATATTATGTATTGCGTTATTAAAATTAAAGAAAAATCCACCATTCCATGTTATAGAATTTCCTGTAACCTTTGAAAGAAATGAGGATAATTTATATTTTGCTAAACTCCAAACGTTGTTACGTTTTACCTTTCCCAGGATGTAATCATCTGCTGTATAATCTGGCGTTTGTTCATTAAATTGAAAAACCAACTTTTTATTAACTACATCAAACACTCCTATTACATCGTCAATAGAAAGATTAGAACTTGTAACGTGATACTGTACATTTGTACCAAGATCATCGATTAATATATTCCCCAATACATCATCATATTGTACTTTTGTACTGGTGATAGCCAGGGCTAATGAATTCCCCCTATCTGTTATTTTAAACCAAGCTCCAATAGATAATCCAACTGTCGTTGCTAAATTAACTAATTCCGAGTAAGTTATAGAAGAAATTGTATTTTTATCTAAAACTACCCATTGTGCCAAATTAACGTCATACACTTTATGTAACATTTGATTTGGCGTATTATCGTACCAAATTAATGTAACATTTTCTGGCGGTGTTGTTCCTATAAAAACGCCCGCTACTTGTCCAAGATTTTTTGTTGCCATAATGTTTTATTGTATCCCTTCTTGTTTTAAAAAATCATCAAANGCTTTTATGAAANCATTTTCTAAATCAGCTTTATTAGAGGATCCATATTCTTCAAAAGGATTTTCTTCTTCCTCTTCGGAAGTTTCTGGTTCTTCTTCAGGAACTTCTTCTGGTTCTTCTTCATTCCCTTCCCCGCTCATATTAAAAATATTTGGTGTATTTGCCATATTTTTAGATTGTATGAATGTAGGATTGTTAGGATTATCACCTCCTTTCAATGGATTCATTTCATATTTTTGACGAATTTCATTAACAGTTACAAAACTATTTAATTTTTTAATATCCATATCCAATTCTTGCTCTATTGTTAAACCGTTCAACCCCATGAATACTAATTCAAAATCAGGATTTATTTGTTCCACAATATATTTATTTAATTTCCGTTGCAGAAATTTCAGTAATGGATACAATCCTTTATCCTTTGAATGTTGTAAACGGTATTGTTGGCTCCCCTCGAATAATCCTCCACTTCCTTGAGGACGGCTGATGTCCCATCCTATTTCTGTTGGGTCTATAGAATATATGGCGCAAGCAAGTTTTATCAAATACTCCATCCATGCTGTATATTCCATATCCCTGTTATTTTTCTGCAAATCTATCCACTCGACATCTGCTTCTACAACAGGAGTCTTCCAACTTTGCATTACGCCAGAAATCATTGATTGCCATTGTTGACGAAATTGTTGTAATGCAGCTTCGTTATTGGTTCCCTTTATACGTAATAATCCCTTAGGAGCAGAGCCCTGACTGAAAAACCTACGATTATATTCATCTCCCCAGAGCATGCTTGTAACCACATTTATTAACTCCTCTAACTCGCTACAACCATACCCATTGGCATTTATAAGAGTAGAAGGATTGCGAACAGCAAAACAAAGTTCCCAAGGATAAAATTCATTTACTTTTACGTTTTGATAAACCTGGACGTAGGAAGGATAGTATCCGTTAACCTTTTTACCAAATTCTTTTTTATTTTCCCAAACATCTGCTCCTTTACGTTTGAAAAAATCATTCTCATAATCTTTAGCAAAATAAGAATCTGCAATACGAAACGTTGAGGCATCGGTAGCAATAAAAGATTCTAATTTCCCACGGCGATTACGAATACATTCGAAAGTCATTTGATCGTATATCAGAGAATCTTCTACGATTTTACGTATAAAAGTATCAAAATCATCACTATCCCAATAACCCCTGTTCCCCCCTTTCAACAAAAAATCTGTAATAGAATAAGCAATTTTCTTATCCTGATTATCCATTTTTTGCTCCACACCAAATTTTGGTTTTTTCCGTATAACAAATCCTGTAGAATATTTATTTTCTTGAGGATCAGCAAAATCTGCTACCTGATTCTTGCGTGTTTTTATGATAGAATTTATTATCGGAGTCTTTGCCATTTGTCTCAATGTTATGTATGATAAAGCAAATGGCTTATCTTTAAACCCCAAATTAGCATTAAATTGTAAAGGGTCTATAAAAAATGCTTTGGGATTTTGTTCTACCTTCGGTTGTATAGAATTGAAAACCTGATTCGCTTTGACAATATCATCAGGATTATCAGAACGCATAGCTTTTTCCAGTATACGAAAACGTTTTGCTTGTAAACGCTGTTCTTCTAACGTGATATCATCTAATTGCTTCGCTAAATCTCCCATACTGATAAAAACAATTTATATTATTCATTTTATAACTGTTTTAAACAAAAAAAAAGGAAAACGTTTTTGTTTTCCCTTTTTAAAAATAATCAACGAAATTTTCTAAATTATTTAAGCAACAACTGTTATTTCTAATGCTACTGTTTCATCTCCATCGCAGATAATAGCAGAAGGAGCTCCCGAAGTCCAAGTATCATTAGAATCAAGAGTAAATTCATACGAATATCCTTCATAAATATCTACCACCTTGTTAACGCTATTTTCCAAAGAAATAGAAGTAGAAACAGTAGAATAACCAGCTTTCGTTCCTACAAGAGTAACCGAAGTTTCTGTCGCTCCCGTAAGAGTTGGAGTGATTGTTAAAGTATGAACAGGTAAACTAATTGGAATTGCAATTCCTAAAGAAACTGATTTATCGCCGTTGCATACAAAAGCATCTGGTTCTGTTACCCAAGCGTCTCCTTCTCCCGAAAGCTCAAAACTATATTCAAATCCTTCAACAATCTCAACCGTACTTGTCTCTCCGTCAATCAGAGGAACAGTTTTCTTAAAAACATGACCAAATTCATTTTCACAAACAACTATAACAAACGCTTCGTCTCCATTTGTAATAGTGGGAGTGATAGTGAGTTCATGTTCTTCAACGCCCAATATTTTAACAGCATCTTCGCCATATTTTACGCAACTTAAAATAGGTTGAAATTCTTTGATTCGTTCTTTTATTACTTTTTCTGTTAAAACTGTTCCTAACTTCCAAGGAATAATTTTTTCAAAATTTGTATTTTCAACTCCTTCCCACCACATAATAGTAAATAACTCAAATGAATCATCTATAATATCCGTCCTCAATGTTGCTTTAACATTAGGGGATTCTTTCAAAGAAAAAACAAAATCCCTCATCTTATTTACCTTTTAATAATTAATAAAACTGAACTTTGATTATATATAACTGCTCAATTTAGATTCTATTTTCATTGTTACGTGATTATCAAAAATAATAAATTTAGTTCCTAACTCATTATATATGATAACATTTTCAAATAAATAATTAAACAATACGGTATTATCATTAAAACTGGTTATTTCTATTCCGTTCTGTTTGATATCATTGTAAAGTTTTTCAAAAGCGTCAATTTGTAAAGCGTCTTCCATCACCGTTGAGGACAAATAACGTAAATCCTTTGCTGATATATCTAATTCGGTAGCAAGTAATTGAAAATCTATATCTAATTCTTGCTTTAATTCTGATATTTTTTTTGATATATACATAAATTAAATGTATTTTAAATTATCGCCTGGTGTAAATCTAATTCTCTTTTTACCTTCTCCTATCTTCATTTTCCAATATTTTGAAAATTCGCATAACCACATTTCTATTTGATGCAGTGTTATATTGCATTCATTAGATATAAAATATTGTCTCTTATTTTTATCCCAATAAAGAAATGGAAACGTTTGTGCTTTTTGTTTTCCTATTTTCTTTAATTCTTCATTCGATTTTTCTTTTAACCAGTATATTGCTTGTTTTTGTTCTTTCACCGTTTCCAGACTGGGGAAAATAAGTCGTATCCCCAATGACGCTCCTGGCCCAACATTGGTAAAATCATTTTGGTCAAATTTCATAAATTCCCGATTTGTATATTTTGGTATGTAAGTAAAATCTTGATAAAATTCATGCGCCATAAAATCAGCAACTCCTGGAATTGTTTTTAAATAATCTATAATTTCAATAGGAGATTTAGAAATCCTTGTTGTTAATAAAAGTTTATCTATGTTTTTATTTAAATACGGCAAAACTATTTTAGTATAACAATAATCTCTCCCCTTACCTGAAGCTGCATCAGAATTAATATAATAAGCNTTTGTAAANGGATTAANNCCNCTTTTTCTNAC